AACGTTTAATGTATCGCCAATAATGACCGTGGGGCTGGCTACACTTGAAATCCCCGCTGCCGCAACCATACCAGAAGTTGTAGTATAATTTTCACCGGGTCCAACCACAATTAAATCTCCGGGAACTACAGGAGTACCGGTTTGCACAGCTTTTGACAAGGTTTTCCATGGTTTATTGGTGCTATCACTCGCATCCGGTCCAAGACCATTGTTTGTATTGGTTCCCGCAGCATATGATACATAATACGTGGTCATTGTTTACTTCCCCTCAACTTTTTGAAGTCTTTGGTCGATTTCTTTGACGGCTTCGACAATCAACGCCGTAATATTACCATATGACACACTATACCCAAGAATATCGTTGCCCCGGACCACTTCTGGGAGCACCGTTTGTACATCTTGAGCCAAAAATCCAATACTTACCTTCGGATCGGGGCCATTATACTCTATTTTGTTGTATCTGACCCCTTGGAGACGCCGAACGAGGTCTGTGGCACCATAAATGGGATAAATATTGGTCTTTTTGCGGGCATCCGAGAGGGACATGACATCCCCAGAGGCATAAATGTCCCCAACCACATGGAGAGCATATAAAGGATTTTCTGTGCCCACTCCAACCCGCCCAGAGGCACTCACAAATAGAATGCTCCCCGAGGCACTCGTCCCTATATTCAAAAGCTTCTCAGACGATCCTAGGAGGCTGGTGGGGCCAATAACAAGGTAGTTGCGGAAGTGGGCAGACCCGGTAATAGACAATGACCCCGTAATGTGTGCAGACCCGGTATATGGGAAGGCATTTTGGGCATAATTGGCAATTGATGTATAGCTAGAACTGACCGCATAGCTAGCCGTTAATGCATAGCTCGAAGAAACGGAGGTAATTGATGCGCTGGCGAATGTGAAGAAAGGAACCCCAGACACTTCTGATGTGATGTATGGCTGTGACAAAGTAACCCGAATATCTGGCGGGTTAGTTACATTAACGGCCAATTGTCCCACAAGAGGATCTGGCGGGAAGAACCCAACTTTGATGTCCGGAGCCGGGAAGACAACAACCTTCAAACTAGGCATGCCAGCCATATATTACCTCGTGGCAGCAGGACGGACGGTGAATTGCCCTTCGAGGATGCGACGTTCTATAGCATCTGCACCCGATCCGCTGGCCATGGTGATATCATACACATACTTCCGCTGGACTAGTGCCTCTGTTTGGGTTGGACTCAATTGTACGAAAATATTCCCCGATACTTCCGGAGAGATCTTGGTGATACTAAAGTCTGCTGCAACTACATCCGTGGAGAAGTTCTCTCGGAGTTGCCCGACAAACGAGTAGTTTGAGATATCAAATGCTATACTACCGGTAACTTCTTGTGCAATGGCAACTTGAATCTTAAATGATTCACCTGCGCCAATGCTGAAATTTGTCAAATCAGCCATAGGGTATCACTCCAAATATATCGAACACGCCGTTAAACACACCTATGTTATAAGTATCGTTGGAATGGGCTTTTGTCATATCCTAGATAGCAAAAGAGACTCCCGCCTCGTTCGGAAGTCCCTTTCCCTCAATACATCTATTACTTTGGCCCGATGACAGCGGCCGAACTAATAATTGAGGATGCAATAGTCGGGCTGAATTGTAAGACTGAACTCAATAGGAGTACCAGTATCCGACCAATCAAAATCCCCAAACGCAAAGTCGGTAATTTGGCATCCCTTAAGAATCCACTCCTGCACCTTATCGCCCACTGGACCGAGGCCGTTCAAAATGATGTCCTTCTTGTAGAACTCTGCATACCCGTCACGGCCAGTTACGGACTCGTGGTGGAGACGAACCCATTCCATAACGGCTTGTGCGCCAGATGGAACAATCGGCTCATACAACGTCATCGCCATCGGTCCCCAAATGCTCTTTCCCTTGGTGTATCGTTGGAGATTGATATGGTCAATGGCCTTAGCTTCTTGCTTTAGGTTCGGACGGGTGACCTTCTTGATAATAAACGATGGGATGCCGTCAACATACATAATGAAGCGGTTTTTGACCATCGGTTCGAACTTGTTAAAGAATAGTTCTTGTTCTACAACTAGATTTGCCATATGTGTGTTCTCCAATGATTTTGGAACCTAATAATAAGTAGTGTAAATGATGAAAAACTGGATCTTGCCAGACAGCCCACTGGGTAGTGAGCTATCCGGCAATTAGACTACTCACGTTCCGGGGAAAGTCGCTCCGGTCGGAAGAATGTTGAAGTCGAGCTTGATGAATTCAGCCGTCTTCGTCGGTTGGAGATAGATTGAGCCAACCAACACGTTCCGGTCGATGACTTCTGGCGGGTTATTGCTAGAATCCATGATCACCTTGTACGCATACAGACCCGAACGTTCTTGGATGCTGGATAGGTACGGGTTCGCAATGTTCAAGAAGCGATTGCGAGTGACTTCCACATTTTGTTCGAACACCAAGTAGCGTGAGCTACTAGCGATGAACTTCTTGATCTCGATGAGCAAGCGACGCACACCAATACGATCAAGAGCCGACGGGCGACGTTGGAGAGTCTTCTGACCCCACACAACGATACCTTGGCCGGGGAACTGTGCAATCGGGTTGACCTTACCCTCGTACAACGTGTCACGATTCGCAAGGTTCAGCCGCTTTGCCACACCTACGGCACCTTCAATACCACCACGATTCAAACCAGCCGGGGCAGACCATTCATCGCCAACGTTATCACTGTATGCGAACACTTCCGGCAAAACGACTGACGGTGGTGCGAACATGTATTGATTTGTGTTGGTGTCGATGATTTGAACCCACGGGTAGTAGGCAGCGGTGTAGTTGCTGTCGATTTGTGCAGCCAAATTGACTACTGAACTGATGGTTGCGCTGTACTGGGCAATGTCCATCATGTAGAAGCAATCTTGACGATCTTCGCAGAGTGTCAATGCTTCTGTTGCTGTGAATGAATGCAGATCATACAAGACACCCGGAAGAACCAAGAGGTTCATATCGACGGTATCTTGATTGCTCAAGGCGTTCAACGCCCGTGAGTAGGCCAATGACCCGCGTGATGCGGCACTGGTTAGATCGAATCCTTGGCTGTTTGCTGCGGAGATATCTGGACCAATCTTCTTGGCAGTATTAGGAATCATACCATCGAACCCACCTTGGAACGGAACGGTGAACCGACGATACGAAAGGTGATCCGCATTTGTCAAAGAGATGGACTCAGAGAATTGCAACGAACTTCCAGAAGGAACGTCATACACATCTTCAAGATTAAACGCAGTCCCAACTGCTACAGAATTCACTGGGACAGCTTGGAGGTATGACATGTTCGTGTAATTGGTGATCGACATATCATAGCCGTAGTAGTACTTGTAATCGATAGCTATTCCAACCGCTGGATTTACCCATCCGGAGACAGACCCACTCTTGTACCGACTTGTGACATATGACGGCGCGACCAATTCACCGACGGTTGCCGTAACTGGAGAGTAGAGTTGGCCAAATCCATACGGTAGGGCTTGAATCGGAGCAGTACTCGATGCCATGCTGACATAGATGTATGCCGAGCTGTTACGGAATTCGCCAACATACGCAGTTTCTAGAGTATCCGAATCATACGTTGACGGGCTGTTTCCGATACGGCGGGCAATGTAGTTTGCTGATGCCGGATTCAAGTCCAAATTATCCCACTGTTCAAGAACATTCATACGAGTGTCCGTGTCGTCGAAGCTACGAACAAGCAATGTGAATGTGCCGTATTCTGTGGATGGATCGATTGGGCTTGGCTTGATGCCAGTGATGGACACCTTGAATGCCTTGTTTGCGGCGACACCATCTCCCAAAGTCAATAGTTGGAAGAGATCGTGGTTTTGCCCACCAAGGGTTTGTGATTGAATCCATGGAGAGTATGCGTTCGAGTACGATGCGCTGGTGAAGCTTAATCCAGTCGAGGATGTGGCAATCACCAATGATGTGATCGAAGCAAGATTGAGTGCTTCTGGGAACCACGCATACGCATACGCTTGGTTTGCAGTAATCGGAGACGAACCTAGCCAATCGATCAAGTATGCTGTCGATGTCGAGAGCAAACTCAATGCGCTTGCAGAATCATTCTGGGCCGGGGAGTTATTCCCAAGCTCGATGCTCAAGCTAGCAGTCGTTCCAGCAATGCTTGCAGTGGTGATCGTAGAACCACTGATCGACGGATGGATCGCAGCAAACAACTTTCTCCCTGCTGAGGAAGAAACATATAGTAGTGCTGATTGATGTTGTGTCGATGCCGGGCATTCCAACCCAAGAACTCTCACAACGACAGCTTGTGCAGCTTCTTGGAGATAGTTCTTGACGGTGTACCCCATGTATGAAGTCGGTTCGGCTTCGCCAAACTTCTTGACAAAGTCGGTTCCGTCATTTACCACGGTTGGTATAAATGCCGGACCTTGTGCGGTCGGACCCACGAATGCCCCGCCGATCCCAGCGATTCCCGGAATAAGGAAGCTTAGATCACGTTCTTGTGTGAATACGCCGGGACTGACAATTCGTTCTGCCATATTGTTGTTCTCCTAAAATATTAGATGATAATTCCTACTAGTGCGTCAATTTCATCAAGGGAACCATACTTCTCTTTTAACCGCTCTCGCAATTCAGCTTCTTGTACTGTGAGATTCTGGAACAGATGTTTTGTATCCAGAATTGCGGCGTCTAAGAAGAATTTTTGGAGTTCTAATTGCCCTACCCGTGCGATGGTTTCTGCGAGTTCATTTCTAAGAGCATCAACTTCTGCTTGCTCTTCTGGTATCAAGTGCAACCTTGAGTCCATAACACCGTCCTGTTCAAGTAGATAGTACATCGAGATCGAGCCAAAACCTCTTATACGATAAGTAGTCAGTTTTTAATCAAAACTAGAATTAGTTACTCGGGGGTGGAGGGGATATCTCCAAGCGTCGCATAGGTTTCCTCTCTTCCGACCAACTCCGTAAATGTTACAATCTTTTTTGGCGAGAAGTTGATTTGGGTGACCGGAGACTTTAGACCATTGGCGTCTAATTGATATTGGGGGAGGAGATACCCAAAAACGGTCATTGTGAAGGAGGTCCGGACCATGCGATCTTCGGTTGCCGGAAGGTCTACATCCGAGTTAAATTTGTCGATAGTGGTGCGGAATCGATATTTGCCCGCCTTGCCCCAATAGGTGTTACTTTCGAAGGCAATAGCTTCGGTTAACGCATTCATATGCTCGACATACTGGGTCCAAAGCATCCCCGAATAAGTAATATTGTAGTAGTCCGGGATCATCATGCTATATAATTTCTCACTCGGGGTGATCCGATTCAAAACATTGAACTTATCATAGGCATTTCGGCTATTATACTTCTGTTGGACGGTATATACGTTATATTTGTTGACCGCAGAGTTGATAGTAGCCCGCTCAATATCAGTTCTAGAGACTACGGCAACGGGCAACTGAACCCGATCAAATTTGTCTCGTATGACCCCATCCACTTGGATCTGCTTCCATCGTTCTGCCCCCACATACATTACCGGGACATCGACCGGAGTGGAATCTTGGTGAATTTGGGGCAATATCAGTCCGAGATGCTTCACGATGGTTGTATCAATGAGCATGAGGGTAATTGCTTCACCGGGTTCCCCTGTATCTTCCACTCGAATGTCCAACGCCCGGTTTTTGAGTTGCACCGGGAGTTGGGCTTCGACGACTACTTTAGGATATTCTCTATATTTGCTCATGTGGCCCTCGGCTCTATGGACAACCCGCTCTTACGAGTCAAGTGGGCCATACAGAGGATGGAAGTAGAAAATTCTGGTCTTCCGCCGATCAACTGGGTGTCAATCGTGTTATCGATCTCATAGAACAGGGCGTTATATTCAACAATGTCTCCCTTTTCTGGGAACGTCTGGGCTTCTTCGAGAATACGACGTACAAATCGAAATTCTGCCCGTTGGTTAGTGTCCATTGGAAATTCATCGGAAACCACGGTGGGTTTATCGTATTTGATGAAGCAGGGAATGGTTACCCCGACATATCGCACCTTGTCCATGGATTCGCCGTAGACATTCACATTGGTTTCCCCCGGAATCACCTTGTATAGCACCACAACAGTATCAATGAGGTCTGAAACAGCCTCACGATTGATATGTTGCATGAATTCGAAGTCTCTGCTGGATACGAAGCGTGGCATGGGTTAACCGATGTAGATTGGTTGTGGTATGAACTTGAAAATCGTAGCCATGGACATCGCATTTTCA